AGACAGCGAAGGCAGTAACAAGCGCGACTTGATGTCGCACTGAAGGGTGCGGCCAGTATAGTTGGCGCGAGTCGGCAAAACTAGTTGACGTCTAATAATGCGGTTTTTTTCATATAACCCTGTTCACACTGTAACCATCACGAACCGCTCCGGCGGTTTTTTTATTTTCAGGAGGCTGATGTGACTCTTAAACGGGCCTGTTCCCTGCTGACGATGAAATCCTTCAGTGAGGATGAACGGGTGATCACCGGGATTGCGTCAACACCTTCTCCGGATCGGGATGGTGACATCCTGGAGCCGGAGGGCGCGGAGTTTGGCAGTGCGATCCCGTTTCTCTGGCAGCATGACCATTCCCGCCCGGTGGGGCAGTGTACGGTACGCCGGGTCAGCGAAGGGCTGGAAATCACGGCAACACTGGTGAAGCCCGTACCGGATATGCCGTCGCAACTGGCTGCCCGGCTGGATGAGGTCTGGGCGGCCATTAAGACCGGGCTGGTCAGGGGGCTGTCCGTGGGCTTCCGTCCCCATGAATACACCTTTCTGGACGGAGGCGGACTGCATTTTCTGCGCTGGGAACTGATGGAGGTGTCTGCCGTCACCGTGCCCGCGAATGCGGAATGCACCATCCGGACCATTAAATCTTACGACCGCCCGTTTTCTGCCGCGTCCGGCAACCGGAAACCGGTGGTGAAAATCGCATCTTCTGCCGGCGCTGCGGCACAGTCAACAACCGTTTTTCATAAGGAAAAGACCATAATGAATATTGGCGAACAGATTAAAAGTTTTGAAAACAAGCGTGCAGCGCTGGCAGCCTCCCTTGAGGAGGTCATGACCAAAGCCGCAGAGGAAGGGCGCACGCTGGATGTGGAGGAGGAAGAGCATTACGACAACACCGCAGCGGAAATCCGTCAGGTGGATGCGCACCTGAAGCGTCTGCGTGAACTGGAAGCCGGTAAGGCCGCCACGGCGCAGCCGGTGAAACAGGCCGGTAACGGGAATGTGGCCGCGGTGGCTTCTGCGCCGGTGATCCGTGTGGAGCAGAAACTGGATAAGGGGATTGGCTTCGCCCGCTTTGCCAAATCGCTGGCTGCGGCTAAAGGCGTCCGATCTGAAGCCCTGGAAGTGGCCCGTCGTCAGTATCCGGATGACAGTCGTCTGCATCATGTCCTGAAATCGGCAGTGGGCGCGGGGACCACCACGGATCCGCAGTGGGCAGGCAGCCTGTCTGAATATCAGGAATACGCACAGGACTTTATTGATTACCTGCGTCCGCAGACCATTATCGGGCGATTTGGTCAGGGCGGGATCCCTGCACTTCGTCAGGTGCCGTTCAATATCCGTGTGCACGCCCAGGTGTCCGGCGGTGCTGCCGGCTGGGTGGGTGAGGGTAAGGCAAAACCCCTGACGAAGTTTGATTTTGAATCCATCACCTTCAGTCATGCGAAAGTGTCGGCCATTGCGGTACTGACGGAAGAATTGATCCGTTTTTCCAGTCCGGCTGCTGATGCACTGGTCCGTAATGCGCTGGCGGAAGCGGTGGTGGCGCGTCTGGATACAGACTTTGTGGACCCGAAAAAAGCCGCAGTGGCAGATGTCTCCCCGGCGTCCATCACCCATGATGTGAAGGGCACGGCATCAACCGGTAACCCGGATGCGGATGCAGAGGCGGCGTTTGGACAGTTTGTGGCAGCAAACCTGCAGCCCACCGGTGCGGTCTGGCTGATGTCCAGCACCAATGCCCTGGCACTGTCCATGCGTAAAAATGCGCTGGGTCAGAAGGAATACCCGGACATGACCCTGCTGGGTGGCTCCTTCCAGGGGCTGCCGGTGATTGTCTCCCAGTACGTGGGTGACCAGCTGGTGCTGGTGAATGCCCCGGATATTTATCTGGCGGATGACGGCGGCGTGGCAGTGGATATGTCCCGCGAGGCATCACTGGAAATGCAGTCTGAGCCGACCGGCGACAGTACCACGCCGTCCCCGGTGGAGCTGGTTTCCATGTTCCAGACAGGCAGCGTGGCCATCCGTGCGGAGCGCTGGATCAACTGGCGTCGTCGCCGTACCGCGGCGGTGGCGGTGATCACCGGAGTGAACTACGGCAGTGTGTCCGGCGGCTGAGTCTGATGAGGAGGACGGGAGGCGTGCGCCTCCCGTAACAGGTTATGGCAAAGATCCGATATCTGCAGGGCACGCATGATGCCCGGGCCGGGGATATCCGTGATGTGGCACAGCCGTGTGCGGAGGTGCTGGTTCGCCTGGGGAAGGCGGAGTACATCACAGTGCGACGTCCGGCAGGTCAGAAAAAGAAACGTGATGCGGAGCATGGCGAATGTGGAACCTTTTGCGGCGAACCCGAAAAAACCAGAAATCAGGACGTGATGTAAAAGAGGTGGGCTGGACCAGCCTGTTTCAGGCGGTGGCTGAGCCTTTTGCCGGCGCCTGGCAGCAGGGCGTGAAAGCCGATCCGGAAAGTGTCCTCTCCTTTCATGCGGTGTTTTCTTGCATTTCGCTGATATCCCAGGATATCGCCAAAATGCGACTGCGCCTGATGCAGACCGATACACAGGGGATCCGCCGTGAAAAACGGCAGGGGGATATTGCCCGTCTCTGTCGTCGTCCCAATGCACAGCAGAATCGTATCCAGTTTTTTGAACTGTGGCTGAACGCCAAACTGCGTCACGGCAATACGGTGGTGCTGAAAATCCGTAACTCCCGGGGGCAGATCAAAGAACTGCGTATTCTGGACTGGAGCCGGGTTGAACCTCTGGTGGCGGATGACGGCGAGGTGTTCTATCGCATTACACCGGACCGGAACTGCGGGATCACGGAGGCGGTGACGGTGCCTGCCAGGGAAGTGATCCACGACCGGTTTAACTGTTTTTTTCATCCGCTTGTGGGGCTGCCGCCGGTGTATGCTGCCGGGCTGGCGGCCACGCAGGGGCATCATATTCAGGCAAATTCAACGTCTTTTTTCAGAAATGGCGGCAGGCCGTCCGGGGTGATTGAGATCCCCGGCAGTATAACGGAAGAAAATGCGAAAAAACTGAAGAGCAACTGGGACAGCGGGTATACCGGCGAAAATGCGGGGAAAACGGCCATTTTGAGCAACGGGGCAAAATACAACCCCACGACGTTTTCACCGGTGGATGCGCAGACGGTGGAACAACTGAAGATGACCGCTGAAATTGTCTGTTCGGTGTTCCGTGTCCCGGCCTACAAGATTGGCGTTGGCCAGCCACCTTCCAGTGACAACGTGGAGGCGCTGGAGCAGCAGTATTATTCCCAGTGCCTGCAGACGCTGATTGAGTCCATTGAACTGTTACTGGATGAGGCGCTGGAAACGGGGGAAAACGAGAGTACGGAGTTTGACGTCACCACGCTGCTGAGAATGGACAGCGAACGGCGCATGAAAACGCTGGGTGAGTCGGTGAAAAATACGCTTCTCACGCCCAATGAGGCCCGTAAACGTGAGAACCTGCCGCCCCTTGCGGGAGGTGATGCACTGTATCTTCAGCAGCAGAACTACAGTCTGGAGGCGCTGTCCCGTCGTGATGCCCGTGAAGATCCGTTTGCGTCGTCCGGGAAAAGAGTTTCAGCCCAACTGCCTGACGGCGCATCTGACGGTAATAAGGCAATCAGTGAAACAGAGCATGGTGCGGTGAAAGCGATGTTGAGGGGGATACTGCGAAAATGACGGAACGGGAACTGTCCATTATTCGTGCACTGGGAGAAGAATTCGCCACGGTGCTGGCGGATTTACAGCGCACATTTGAGGAGAAGATGGCCGCGCAGGCACAAACGTTTGAAGAGAAACTGGCTTCCCTGTCGGCGGTATTACAGAAGCATGTGACGGTGGATGAGGTACATCCGGTTCTGCAGGCGATGGTGGATGACGCTGTGGGGACCATTCCGGTACCGCGTGATGGTCGTGATTATGATCCGGATGTACTGCAGCAGGCGGTGAATGATGCGGTTGCGAATATTCCGGTACCGGCGGACGGCAAAAGTATCACCCCCGATGATGTGCGTCCGATGCTTGAGCAGATGGTGAAAGAGGCCGTAAGCCATATCCCTGCTCCGCGTGATGGTCGTGATTACGATCCGGAAGTACTGAAGCAGGTGGTGAATGATGCTGTCGGGAGCATTCCTGTACCGGCAGACGGCAAAAGTATCACCCCCGATGATGTGCGTCCGATGCTTGAGCAGATGGTGAAAGAGGCGGTAAGCCATATTCCTGTTCCGCGTGATGGTCGTGACTACGATCCGGAAGTACTGAAGCAGGCGGTGAATGATGCGGTCGCGAAAATACCGGTGCCGGCAGACGGCAAAAGTATCACCCCCGATGATGTGCGTCCGATGCTTGAGCAGATGGTGAAAGAGGCTGTAAGCCATATCCCTGCTCCGCGTGATGGTCGTGATTACGATCCGGATGTTCTGCGGAAGGCGGTTCTGGAGGCGGTGAATGCCCTGCCGGCTCCGCAGGACGGGCGTGATGCCACGGCTCTGGAAGTGCTCCCCGCTATTGACGATCAAAAATCCTTTCCCCGGGGCACGTATGCCACACACCTGGGAGGATTCTGGCGGGCGTATGAAAAAACGCACGGGATGCGGGGATGGGAATGCCTGGTTGACGGGGTGGCGGATATTGACGTCAGTATGACGGGGGAGCGGTTGTTCTCTGTGGTGATCCGGCACAGCAGTGGCCAGCGTACGGAAAAAACATTTTCCCTGCCGGTGATGCTCTACCGCGGTGTGTTCAGAGCCGGTGAAACCTACCACCCCGGCGATACGGTGACGTGGGGGGGCTCGCTGTGGCACTGCAACAGTATGACCGGTGATAAACCCGGAGAAGCTCATTCATCAGGCTGGACCCTGGCTGCAAAACGTGGACGGGATGCAGGAGGCGGAAAATGACGGCATTACTGACACTGGAAGAGATCAAGGCACATCTGCGTGTTGACCATGACGCGGATGATGACATGCTGATGGACAAGGTTCGTCAGGCTACCGCCGTGCTGCTGGCCTACATTCAGGGCAGCCGGGATAAAGTGATTAGTGAGGACGGTGAGCTGATCCCGGGCGAGGCATTAACCCGGATGAAGGGGGCTGCCATGCGACTGACCGGGATGCTGTACCGGAATCCGGATCTTGCTGAGCGGGAAGACCTCGTGCAGGGGGAACTGCCGTTTTCTGTGTCCGTGCTGATTTACGATTTGCGTTGTCCGACGGTGTTATGAGGAGGGAGGAATGGCAATATCTGCAGGTCGTCTGACACAGATGATAAGTGTTCTGAAGCCGGTGTTAACCCGTAATGCTGCCGGAGAAATGACGGAAGAATGGGTGTCATGCGGGAAAATTCATGCGGATATCCGTGGCAGGAGCAGCCGGGAGCGGATGCAGTCCGGTGCGGAAATGGCGCAGGCGGAAATCCGCATCTGGGTGCGCGGTCAGTCCGGCCGGGAAATCACGGCAGCGTCACGACTTCATGTGCTGAGTGGTCCATGGCGTGACCGGATCCTGAACGTTGTCGGGCTGCCCGTGCCGGATGCGACCGGCGGGCGTCTGGAAATTCTCTGTCGGCTGGGAGGGGAAAAATGATCGAAACCCTGCTGGATTTTTCGGGGCTGGAGGACATCAGCCGCGATTTGCAGCTTCTGAGTGGTGCGGAAAATAACCGGGTGCTGCGTGAGGCAACCCGTGCGGGTGCGAATGTGCTGAAAGAAGAAGTGGTGTCACGGGCACCGGTACGCAGGGGAAAACTGCGCCGCAATGTGGTGGTCCTTTCCCGGCGCTCCCGCGATGGCGGGATGGAATCCGGTGTCCATATCCGTGGTGTTAATCCGGACACCGGTAACAGCGATAACACCATGAAGGCGGATAACCCGCGCAATGCTTTCTACTGGCGGTTTGTGGAAATGGGGACCGTGAATATGCCACCGCACCCGTTTGTGCGCCCGGCGTTTGATGTGCGCAGTGAACAGGCAGCTCAGGTGGCGATTGCGCGGATGAACCGGGCCATTGATGAGGTACTGAGACGATGACGGAGGTGGATTTGTATCCTTATCTGGCGCATCTTGCCGGCGGGCAGGTGTACCCGTATGTGGTCCCCCTGCTGGATGGCAGGCCGTCGGTGGCGCTTCCGTGGGTGGTTTTCAGCCTGATTTCATCGGTGTCGGCGGACGTGATGGGCGGGCAGGCGGAGTCCTCAGTGTCGGTGCAGATAGACGTTTATGCCGGGACTGTGACGCAGGCGCGTCAGATACGTCAGGACGCCCGTGAAGCCATAATGCTGCTGGCCCCGGGATCCGTCAGTGAAATGCAGGACTATATTCCGGAAAACCGCTGTTACCGTGCAACCCTGGAGTTTCAGGTCACGGTGTGACTTTTTCTTTTTTTCTACAAAACCCATACCCCGCCGCGTGCGGGTTTTTTATTATCAGGAGGCAGAATGTCTGCTTTGTATGAACGCTCACAGCTGACGCAGGTGATGATTTCATCTGCCCCGGCGACTGCTGAAACTATGGATAAGGCGGAATATCTGCGCCTGGACTGCACCATCAAGGAAGTCCAGTTCACCGCCGGTCAGAAACAGGATATTGATGTGACCACGCTCTGCTCCACAGAGCAGGAGAACATCAACGGTCTGGGGGCGTCGTCTGAGATTTCCATGTCGGGTAATTTTTATCTGAATCAGGCCCAGAACGCCCTGCGTGATGCCTATGACAATGACACGGTGTATGCGTTTAAGGTGCAGTTTCCGTCCGGTAAGGGCTTTAAGTTCCTGGCGGAAGTGCGTCAGCACACCTGGTCATCCGGTACCAACGGCGTGGTGGCTGCAACGTTTTCACTTCGCCTGAAGGGTAAACCGGTGTCCTATGTGGTACCGCTGGCGTTTGTAAAAAATCTGGAGAAGACACTTACCATGAATACCGGTGCGCTGCTGACAATGTCAGTCAGTGTCAACGGGGGAACGCCGCCTTATAAACACGCCTGGAAGAAGGATGGTCAGCCGGTAGAGGGACAGACTACTGACACTTTCAGTAAAGCCAATACGCAGTCAGGTGATAAGGGGGCTTATACCTGCGAGGTAACGGATTCTGCAGAACAGCCGCAGAGCATTACCTCTGATGCGTGTACAGTAACGGTTAATGGTGCGGGCGGATAAGGCTTATGGCAAAAGATCTGAAAACACTGGCGCTGGCCAGACTGTCGGGGTTCCGTCATAAAACGGTGAAGGTGCCAGAATGGAGAAATGTCAGCGTGGTGCTGCGGGAGCCTTCGGCAGAGGCCTGGTATCTGTGGCAGGAAGTGCTCAATGGTGATGGAGAGGATGACGATACCCTGTCGGTGGTGGCGAAAACCCGCCGTAACCTGGAAGCGGATGTGACGCTGTTCTGCGATGTCCTGTGTGATACTGACCTGCAACGGGTGTTCACTCCGGACGACCGTGAGCAGGTGCTGGCCGTCTATGGTCCGGTACATGCCCGGTTGCTGCGTCAGGCACTGGAACTGATCGCTGATGCAGAGTCGGCCAGAAAAAAGTAGCCCGCCCGGAAATTCGCTTTCTGATGCGACTTGCGCTCCGTCTGGGGCGCACCTTATCCGAACTGCGGCACAGCCTGAGTGCGAGCGAGGCGATGATGTGGATGGAGTTCGACAGGGTATCCCCGCTGGGTGATGAGCGCGGGGATATCCGTAATGCACAGATCGTGAAAGCGGTTTTCGGGGCACAGGGGATGAATGTTGCACTGAAGGACGCCATGCTCTGCTGGGGCGAGGATGAGGATAAGCCGGAGGTGGATCCGTTTGCGGCGCTGGAAGACGCGCTGAGCTTTGCAGCAATGTCATAAATAATGATGAAAACCTGCTGTGGCAGGTTTTTTTTGCCCGGAGAAAGGTGAATGGCGACGTTACGTGAACTGATTATCAAAATTTCGGCAAATTCACAGTCATTCCAGTCGGAGATCCAGCGGGCGTCCCGTATGGGCAGTGAATATTACTGGACCCTGCAGAATGGCGGGCGTCAGGCCGCTGCGGCAGCCCGGGAGCAGCGACGTGCCCTGGCTGAGCTGAACAGCCAGTTGACGGAAATTCGCGGTTCTGCTGTCGGAATGGCTGGCGCATTTGCCGGTGCCTTTGCCACCGGACACCTGATTTCTCTGGCCGATGAATGGAGTTCCGTGAATGCCCGACTGAAACAGGCGTCGCAGTCATTCGATGAATTTTCGTCATCACAGAAAGTGCTGATGGATATCAGCCAGCGGACGGGCACGGCATTTTCAGATAATGCGGCCCTGTTTGCCCGTTCGGCTGCCTCAATGCGTGAATATGGTTACAGTGCCGGTGATGTACTGAAGGTGACGGAGGCCATTTCGACAGGGCTGAAAATATCCGGTGCCAGTACGGCAGAGGCGGGCTCGGTGATCACCCAGTTCAGCCAGGCGCTGGCACAGGGTGTGTTACGGGGTGAGGAATTTAATTCGGTCAATGAAAGCGGAGACCGGATCATACGTGCACTGGCTGCGGGTATGGGCGTGGCCCGTAAAGACCTTAAGGCGATGGCGGACGACGGCAAACTGACGGCGGATAAAGTCGTTCCTGCGTTAATCAGCCAGCTGGGGGTATTGCGTGATGAATATGCCGCCATGCCGGAAACGGTCTCTGACGGGATCACAAAGGTGGAAAACGCCTTTATGGCCTGGGTGGGTGGCGCGAATGAAGCCAGCGGAGCGACGAAAACGCTCTCCGGCGTGCTGAACGGTGTTGCCGGTAATATTGATAATGTGGCAACAGCCGCGGGGGCGCTGGTTGCCGTCGGGGTTGCCCGGTACTTTGGCAATATGGCCTCCGGAGCGGTGTCTGCCACGGCAGGACTTGTGACGGCAGCACGTAATGAAGTGGCACTGGCGGAAGCACAGCTCAGGGGGACGCAGATTGCCACGGCGCGGGCAAGGGCAGCCGTGTACCGTGCACAGCAGGCTGTGGCGGCAGCCCGCGGGACGGAGATGCAGATTGCTGCAGAAGCCCGTCTGGCGGCCACACAGGAACGCCTGAACAGAAATATTGCTGCCAGAACCGCAGCCCAGAATGAGCTGAACAGTACAACGGCGGTGGGCTCACGTCTGATGACTGGTGCGTTGGGACTGGTTGGTGGCGTACCCGGACTGGTGATGCTGGGGGCAGCAGCATGGTATACGCTGTACCAGAATCAGGAGCAGGCCAGGGAGTCAGCGCGCCAGTATGCACTGACGATAGATGAAATCGCGCATAAAACGCCGTCAATGTCTTTGCCTGAAGCCTCAGATAATGAAGGACGAACACGGGCGGCGCTGGCAGAGCAGAACCGGCTGATTGATGAACAGGCCAGCCGGGTGAAATCCCTGCAGGAAAAAATCGCTGGATATCAGTATGTTCTGGCTAACCCTGGCTGGACAACCGGTGACGGATTCATGATAAACCATCTGACATCGGTGAAGACCGTGACGGAAGGGCTTTCTCAGGCAACAGAGCAGCTTGCCGTTGAGCAGTCCCGTCTGGCACAGATGCAGGAAAAAGTGCAGTCCATTCAGGATGTGCTTGCCGGGCTGGAAGACCGTCGTGTGGCGTTAATTCGTCAGCAGGCGGCAGAGCAGAATAAGGTGTACCAGTCCATGCTGGTTATGAACGGTCAGCATACGGAATTCAACCGTCTGCTGGGGCTGGGGAATGAACTGCTTCAGCAGCGTCAGGGACTGGTGAATGTACCGTTACGGCTGCCGCAGGCCACCCTGGATGATAAACAGCAGAGCGCCCTGACAAAAACAGAACGTGAGCTGGCCCTGTCCCGACTGAAGGGGGAGGAAAAAGAGCGTGCCCGGCTGGGGTATGCGGCGGATGACCTTGGTTTTGTGGGGGATTCGTATCAGGAGGCGAGACAGCGTTATATCAGTAATGCTCTGGAAGCCTGGCGTAATAACGAGGCGAACAAACCTAAATCCCGGGGTGGAAAATCAGAGACGGAAAAAGCGGAAGACAGTTTTTCCCGGCTACTGAAGCAGCAGAAAGAGCAACTGGCACTGGCGGGTCAGAATACAGAGCTGGCGAAGCTGAAGTACCAGACTGCGCAGGGCGAACTGAAAACCCTGACGGAGATGCAGAAGCAGGAACTGCTGCGTAACGCGGCCCTGATTGACCAGCAAAAAATCCGGGAACAGTTGCGATCCCGGGAAGAGACCCTGAAGAATGATAATGTGGCTGCGCGTGCATCAAATGAAGCCGAACTGCTGGGATACGGGCAGGGAGAACGAGCCAGGGAACGCATGCGGGAGTTGCAGCAGATCCGCGACAGCTTCCGCCAGAAGGATGCGGACCTTCAGTCTCAGTATCAGACCGGGGATATCAGTGAGGATTTTTACAGACAGGCACGGGCACAGAACGCGCAGTATCTGAGCGAACGCCTTAAGGACCAGGCAGCCTTTTATGCCGAATCGGATGCGCAGCGTGCGGACTGGCAGAAAGGCTTGCAGGAGGGGCTCAGTAACTGGGTGGACAATGCATCCGATTACGCTTCACAGGCAGCACAGCTTGCGACGGAGGGTATCTCAGGGATGGTGAATAACATCACGGAGATGCTGAACGGAAACAAAGTGGAATGGCGCAACTGGGCCTCATCCGTACTGCAGGAAATCTCAAAAGTTCTTATGAATGCCGCGATTGTCAACGGAATTAAGACGGCGGCAAACGGTATGTCCGGTGCGGGAGGATTTATTGGCAGCATTGGTGACTGGCTGGGCGGTGCGGTGGCCAATGCAAAAGGCGGCGTGTATACCTCGGCAAACCTGAGTGCGTACAGCAACAGCATTGTGGACACGCCCACGTACTTTGCGTTTGCAAAAGGGGCCGGGCTGATGGGGGAAGCCGGACCTGAAGCCATTATGCCCCTGACCCGGGCGGCGGATGGCTCGCTGGGCGTACGCGCGGTGGGCAGTATGAACGGCAGTGCCGGTCTGGTGTATTCCCCGGTCTACCACATCGCCATTCAGAATGACGGGGCTAACGGACAGATAGGGGCGGAGGCGGCAGGCAGTCTTGTGCAGCTGATTGACCAGCGGGTGCAGGCGGTGATGCTGTCCATGCGACGTGACGGAGGAATGCTGAGTGGCTGAGATAAAAACGCTGCATCTGGTCCCGCGTGAAGGGATGCAGGTGAGTGAGAAACCGTCGGTGGTGAGGGTTCGGTTTGGTGACGGTTATGAACAGCGCCGACCGACGGGACTTAATGCCAGACTGAAGACGTTTCAGGCGGTGTTCCGGGTGACGGATGAACCAACCCGGCGCTGGCTGGATGAATTTTTATCCTGGCATGGTGGTTACCGTGCCTTTTTGTGGCGACCGCCGAAACATAACCGGACGGTGAGGGTGGTGTGCCGGGAGTGGAGCGTCACAGATAACGCCAGGTACAGTGATTTCAGTTGTACGATTGAGCAGGTGGTGAACTGATGCAGGATATTCGCGAAGAAAGTCTGAACGAGTCGGTTAAGTCAGAGCAGTCACCGCGGGTGGTACTCTGGGAAATCGACCTGACGGTACAGGGTGGTGAGCGGTATTTTTTCTGTAATGAGCTGAATGAAAAAGGGGAGCCGGTCACCTGGCAGGGGCGTAAGTATGAGGCATACCCGATTGACGGCAGTGGCTTTGAGATGAACGGGAAGGGCAGCAGTGCCCGCCCGTCGCTGACGGTGTCGAATCTGTTCGGTCTGGTCACCGGAATGGCGGAGGACCTGCAGAGCCTGGTGGGGGCCACGGTGGTCCGCCGCCGGGTGTATGCCCGTTTTCTGGATGCGGTGAATTTTGTGGCGGGCAATCCGGAAGCGGACCCGGAGCAGGAGCTGAGCGACCGCTGGGTGGTGGAGCAGATGTCAGAGCTGACAGCCATGACGGCCTCGTTTGTGCTGGCTACACCGACCGAGACGGATGGGGCGCTGTTTCCCGGTCGCATCATGCTGGCGAACACCTGTATGTGGGATTACCGGGGAGATGAATGCGGGTATAACGGTCCTGCGGTGGCGGATGAGTTCGATAAACCCACCACCGATATCCGTAAGGACAGATGCAGCAAGTGCATGCGCGGGTGTGAGATGCGCGGCATGGTGGCTAATTTTGGCGGTTTCCTTTCCATTAACAAACTTTCGCAGTAAATCCAATGACACAGACAGAATCAGCGATTCTGGCGCATGCCCGGCGGTGTGTGCCTGCGGAGTCGTGCGGCTTCGTGGTGAGAACGCCGGAGGGGGAGCGGTATATCCCTTGTGTGAATATCTCTGCAGAGCCGGAGGCGTATTTTCGTATTGCACCGGAAGACTGGCTGCGGGCAGAGATGCAGGGGGAGATTGTGGCACTGGTCCACAGTCATCCCGGTG